TTAGGTCAGCAGTACCTACAGCAGTCTCCTGAACAAGTTGCGGCTCAATATATGCGTCAGCAACAAGATTTGCTTGCGCCAAGTCGTGAGCGTCAATATTCTCAGTTGCAAAACCAGTTGTTCCAACAAGGTCGTGGTGGTTTGTCTGTAGGTGCTACAGGATTGCGTCCAAGTGGTGCTGGTGGTTTGGGTGCTACTACTCCTGAGATGGAAGCGTACTACAACGCATTGGCGCAACAAGACTTAGCACTTGCTTCACAGGCTCAACAAGCTGGTCAGCAGAATGTGGCTTTTGGTGCAGGGTTACTCGGTTCTGGTGCTGGCTTAATGGGTCAGTATCAAGCTGGTCAAGTCGGTGCTTTGAGTCCATTCACAAGCTATTTAGGTGCTGGCTCTACCATTGAATCTCTTGGTCAACAACCTTTAGAGTTAGGTTCAGCACTTGGTGGTCGTGCGGCTACCGCTGGTGCTAATGTTGGTCAATTCTTGTTGTCTGGTGGTATGGGTGCGGCTAGGACTCTGCAAGGGGCGGCTGGTAGTGGATTAGGAACATTCTTGTCAAGTTTAGGTAGAAGTCCTGAGTTTGGTAGTGGTGTGGCTAATGCCTTTAGCGATTACACAATGAACAGAAATATTGCTGGCGCAGTGCCTACATCTACAAGACCTTTAAATCCCATGAGTGGTGCGGATTTAGAGGCACTTGGATATGGTTATTTATAAAGGAATAAATCATGGCAACATCAGACATCTTAGGTTTATTCGCAAGCCCACAGCAGTATGAGCAACAGCGTCAAGCCGCTATGGAGGCTCAAGCCTTGCGTATGGCTGGACTCAACCCCATGCAACAAGGTCAGTATGGCATTGCTCTTGGCGCACAGCAATTAGGTCGTGCCATTGGAGGTGCTTTGGGTGGTGTTGACCCACAGTTGCAGAAGATCACTCAGCGTCAGCAATTGCTTGGCATGATTGACCCAAGCAATCCTGATTCTTATGCTCAAGCAATTCAAGCCTCACTACAAACTGGTGACCAAGAGGCGGCATTCCTTTTGCGTAATGAGATGATGAGGGCAAAAGAGCAATCTGCTGTTGCAGAGGCTCGTGGCTTTGAGCGTGAGAAGTTTTTGATTGAGCGTGGCGAGGGTATCAGAGCAAGAAGTCTACAAGCCGATGCACTCGAAAAGGCAAAATTACTTGTCAGAGAAGATGGCACTATAGATCAAACCGTTTACGCTGACTTGATAAATAACTATGGTCAAGTTGGTGCAACTGTTGCCAAACAAAGACTTGACAGTATGCAAGGTATTAAATCAATGCGAGCGCAACAATTGGCTCAAGGATTGTTTAATCCAGATGGAACTCCTAACCTAGCAATTGTTGGTGAATTACGCCAAACACCTGAAGGTAGAAAAATCCTTGAGGAAAACGCTCCCAAAACAATGACAGTTAAAGGTGATGAAACAATAATGTCTGTTCCTGTTTTGGGTGAAACTCCGAAAGTAATTCAACAAGGTCAAAAAGTTGAACCATTTACAGGAACTATGGCTAATGCCGCTAATTTTCTTTATCAAACAACAGACCCTAAGAAAATATTTTCTACTTATGGTCAGGCTGGTCTTGATAAGGTAAGCCAAAAAGCAGAAGAACTTTCAACAAGAGAAAGACCTGTTACAAACATAAATGTGTCAAATCAAATGCAAAAAGGTTTTGGAGAAAACCTTACAGACACTATTACATCAAACATTAAGGCTGGAAGTTCAGCTAGACCAATTTTGAGTGCTGTTGATAGTATGCAAATCTTGTTAGATGAGGGTGTAAAAACTGGATTTGGTCAAGAAACAATGTTGCAAGTTGGTAGGGTTGGTCAAGTATTCAATCCTGATTTCAACATTAAAGGATTGGCTGGACAAGAAGCATTACAGTCAATTTCAACTAACTTAGTCTTGCCACAAGTTAAGCAACTTGGTGTTAATCCAACTGATACTGATTTGAAGTTTATCAACACTGGTTCACCTAGCCTGTCAAAAACAGTTGCTGGTAATAAGTTGATGTTGTCTGCCTTGAGGTTAAAAGCGGAGCGTGACCAAGATTTGTCAAGATTTACAAATACTTGGTTGTCTCAAAACACTAGTTTGACAACAACAAATCCAACTAAAGCATATGTCAAATTTAATACTGATTTTGATGCATACACACAAAGTAGCCCTCTATATGCACCATCAGCAAATAGACTTAGAGAGCAATTTAATGCACTTGGGTCATCAGGACAACCAAAAGCAGGACAACCAAACGCTCGTGATGCTTTGAAGCGTGGCGGTTTAATAAATCCATAAAGGAAAACAAAATGTCATCTCTCAAAGACCAAATTTTAGACTTGCGTGACGAGTTAATGATTGCCAAAGATGAGGGCAAGTTAACTCCTGATGGTCAAAAAATGCTAGATCAACTTGAAACAAAGAGTTGGACTACTGGAGGTTTTGGTCAGTTTATGCAAGGGTTAACTGCCAATTTTTCTGACAGTGTAATTGGCTCAATTAAATCTTATTTAAGTCCTGCACCAACTGCAATTGCAAAACAAGTTGGTATGGCTACACCAGATCAACCACCACCATCACCATCAGATGTTGGTGTTGCAATGGAACGAATTGGTTTAGAAGAATATAGTAAAGAGTCCCCTGTTAAATCAGTTGCGGCAAATATTGCTGGTGCGGCTACACCAGCATTTCTCACGAAAAAACCAATAACTTCATTGCCAGCACAAGCTGGAATTACCACACTTAGCGGTGTTACTGCTGGAATAGGTGAGTCTGAAGCTGAATTGTTTAGTCCTGAGTCTATGAAAAGCGGTGCAGTGGGAGGTACAACAGCATTAGCGATGCTACCTCTCACCAAAGGGTTAGGCATGGCTGGTGGAACTGTTTATCGTGGTGTTGTAAAGTCAATTTTTGATAACCCACAAAAACTAGGAACTGATGAGGCTAGGTCACTAATTAAACAAGCATTAGTGGCTGATGTTGGTGGGGTTGATGAAGCTATTAAATATGTTTTAGAGCGTAAGGGAAAGCCTTATGTTTTGGCTGATGTTGGGGCAAATACTAGGGCATATTTAGATGCCGCCAATACCATACCAAGCGTTGGGAAAGCAACTGCTAAAAATTTCATAGAGCAAAGAGACAAGGGAATATTATCAAGACTAACAACAGACTTGCAAGTTGCTTTTGGCTCAAAAGCCGCATTCTTTGATGAGTTCAATGCTCTGAAACAAGCACGATCTCAACTTGGTGGCGCACTTTATGAGAGAGCATTAAAAAAAGATATTCCTGTTACCTCTGAGTTGGTTTCTTTGATGGACAGACCTAGCGTCAAAAATGCTTTTGTAAGAGCGCAAGAATTAGCCAAAGAACAAGGAGTTAAATTACCTGATGTACAAGTAGTAAATGGGAAACTTGTTACATCAGATGGGAGTCCAGTTACAAGTATAAACACAACTTTTTTGCATTATGTAAAAATGGGTTTGGATGATGGTATTTTTACTGGCAAAAGTCCAACTAGTGGAATTGGGTCAACTCAACTCAATGCCTTTAAAGACACTAGATCAAATTTCCTTGCGTTGTTAGATTCATCTAATGGCACATATAAAAATGCAAGGCGTGTTTGGGCATCTGATACAGCAGTAATGGATGCTATGGAAGAGGGTCGGACAGTCTTCAGCAAAAGCCCTAAAGATGTTGACATTTTGTTGAACGATATGAAGACAATGACTAAATCAGAACTTGAAGGCTTGCGTCTTGGAACTATGCAAAATCTTCTAGACAGAATAGGTGGGGCGCAAGTGGCTGATACGGTTGTAGGTGCAACTGGAAATCCAGCGTTGAAGATTATCAATAATCCAAAGAATTTGAAAATTATTCGTGAGACTTTTCCTAAAGATGAAGCTGGAGACAAGTCTTTTGGTCAGTTCATTAAGAACTTGAAAACTGAAGTTGAGATGAAAAGCACTTCAAAACAAGTTTTACAAGGGTCACAAACTGCCGAAAGAACTCAAGCAATTCAAGATGTTCGTGCTGGCGGTAAAGCTATGCGAGAAATGCCTGTGATGAGTATTCAAGGCATTCTTACTAGGGCATTGCAAAGAGATTATGCAAACTTAGGTGATGAACAAACTAGGGCTGTTGCCTCTGAAATGGTTAGAATTTTGACAACAACAAAACCTGAAAAGTTGCAAAAAATTGGAAAAGAGTTGGCTGGTCGCAGTCTTTACGATGTAATCAGTAAAGATGTTCCAGAACTTTTACCAGCTTTAGGTAGAACTATTTTGAGTCCATCATCTGTTGGTATTATGTCTGGTACAGCCGCACCGAACATTCAAAATGCAATGGGCTTATTTAGCCAATAGGAGACTGAAATTGACCCAATCAGCATTTGCCTCCTTGCGGCAGGACTTGTCAAACAGATTCAAGCTGGCTGTGAACTTTATAAGCAAGCAAAAGAATCTTTTGTTGAGATTAAAGACACAACCGATCAGATTGTGGCTACTAGCAAGGAACTTGTTGGCTTATGGAGCAAGCTACGCAAGTTCTTTGCTGGTAGCCCAAAGCCTCAAGTTGCAAAGCCTGTGGCTAAGTCTAAGAAATCTGTTTACAAATCTGTTGATGAAACTCAAGTCAAAATTGACATCGTTTCTAACCTGACATCGTTTTTCAAACTTCAAGAACAACTTGCGGCACACATCAGAGAAGAAGAAGAAAAGAGTCTGACAGTCTATGACCCTGACCAGAACCACATGGAAGCGGCTTTAAAGAGGGTGATGGCACAGCAAGAGATGGATGCGTTAGTGGTGCAGATTCGTGAGTGTATGGTGTATCAAAGCCCTCCTGAGATGGGCGCACTGTACTCAGAGGTCTTCAGCATGAAAGACAAGATTGAAGAGGAGCAAACTCAGGCAAGGTTAAGGCAAGAAGCTATCAAGAGGCAAGAGGTATGGCTACGCAAAGAGGAGGAAAGAAACCTACAAGCAAAGCTAGGAGCAGTGGTGGTGACTTCTATCTTCCTCCTTTACCTGTGGCTGTGGTTACTGTTCGTAAGTCATTGGGGGAAGAAATGATTGGATGGATTGCCGCTTGCGTACTGATAGCCTTGCTTTTACCTTTAATGGCATTTCTTTATCTTGACATACTTGAAGTTAAAAATGAGGCAAGGTCTCAAATCGAAAAAGTAGAGAAACTCAGACGACAGATTGAACAAAAGGAAAGGAAGAAAGATGACTAAGCAATTGGAAAAAGATTCGACATACAACCAGTTTGATACAGATGGCGATGGTGTCGTAACAGACGCTGAGTTGTCAAGGTCTGAGCGCATGATTCAGATTGAAAATCTTGACAAGATGGCTGACCAACAAAGGGTCATGGCATGGGCGGCACTTGGCGCACCTCCTGTTTTGATTGCTTTCTTGGCCTCTGCTTGGGTGACGCTTGAGAAAGTCAACGCTTTGGCAGGGCTGACTACAACTTACTGTGCGGCAATGGGAACGATTGTGGTTGCGTTTATGGCGGCACAAGCCTATGTTCGTGGGAAGACAAGCGAATGAGTATCTTTAACCCTTGGGTGATTCTTGCTTTCATTTTGGCAATGATTACATCATTTAGTGGTGGCTACTTGAAGGGTGGGCAAGATGAGTTTGCCAAACAACAGATGGAGATAGCTCGTTTAAACAATGAGGCTAGGCAAACGGAACAGGCACTGGTGACAGCGGTGCAGAAACAAGCAACTGAACTGGTAAAGGCAAACAACAATGCAAAACTTGTTATTCAAAAGCGTAATTCTGACATTGATTCTGGTGCTCTCAGGTTGCGGATTCCTGTCAAAACGCCCTCCTGCCCAACCTTATCAACCCCCTCAGATGCCCCCGTTGCCGAGCGACCTGACCCCCCAACAGCCGAACTTCAGCCAGAGACTGCTAGAGATATTCTCGCCATCGCAGACGAAGCCGACCTCACAGCCAGAAAGCTCAACGCCTGTATCGCAACCTATAACCAAGTCAGAGAAATGATTAACCAGAAGGAAACCAAATGAACTTATCAGCCAACTTCACCCTGAAAGAACTCACCAAGTCAGACACTGCCACTCGTTTGGGTTTAGACAATACACCTGATGAACAGGCACTTGAGAACTTGAAGACTCTTTGCGAAAAGGTATTGCAACCAGTTCGTGAACACTTTGGCAAGTCTGTCACCGTGAACTCTGCCTATCGTAGTCCTGAATCCAATGCGGCAGTGAATGGCTCGAAGTCCTCAGACCATTGCAAGGGCATGGCGGCAGATATTGAGATAGTTGGTGTTGCCAATGCTGATCTGGCTCAATGGATTATGGACAACTTGGACTACACGCAATTGATCTTAGAGTTCTACACCCAAGGTGTACCTGATTCTG